CTACAATCCTGGGAAACATTAAATCGGAGAGCAACTTCCATCCCAACATTTGCGAGGGAGGGGCTCGAGTTCCTTACAACGCTTGCCATAGCGGCGGTTATGGTCTTATTCAGTGGACTAGCATAAACCGTTATAATAATCTTGGTAAGTTCTCCACTAAATACGGATATGATCCTTCTACTCTTGAAGGTCAAACGGCATTCATGATTAATGAATCTGTGTTTCAACGGTATCTGCCCGAGTTTGAGGGCAATGGTAAAACTGTCTCCCAATATATGGTTGCTGCTTATTATTGGTTAGGATGGGGTATCAAAGGGTATCGTGAGCACTATGCATACGATTACACTAAAAAAATGATTTTGGTATGATTAAACAAGTAATCAAATCTATTAAACAAGTTTTTATTCCTCGAAGTGAATTTGAGGATGATAAAGTCAAATGTTCTGTTGATGAAGAACAAGTTGATTGCAATACATTTAACGAATCTTCTTGGATTGGTGTTCCTGCCCCAGATTATCTACCAGAAGATTCTTGGTTTCCTTCTCCTATCCTGTCGGAAAAACAGATGACCGTAAAGGAAGCACATGATCAGGCAGTGGCAGACCAACAGATTCTTGATGAATCGGAGAATAAAGAATCTGAAGACATTCATCAGAAACTTTATGAACTAGCTACTGCTAATTGGAATACTGTAGGAGAAACACAACTTTCTGCTCAAGGAGGTTCTGAGAATTTTCAGGAAGGTCCTGGTGGTTGGAACTCTGGTACTGGTATGGGACAATTCAAATGAGTTATGATGATTGGCGCTACAATGATTTTAACACTAAATTACGGCAAGAAGTTTTAAAAACCCTTATGTCTAAGTATGGGCATGTTATGGAGGGACCAGTGCCAAAATACACTTCTCAATCAATCTACGAATGTGCTCATGACTGGGTGTCTCAAGGAAACAAAACTCCTCATGGGGTAACAAAATATTTCAAAGAAAACTATTCATGAAAAAAATGATTATGGGCCTGATGGCAACATTAGCAATGTCTGCTCCAGTGCTCGCTGAACCTACTAAAGGATACTACACTATGGATGCCATGGGGTGCATGTTGCTCCGTGAGTGTACCAAAGATGTTGAAGAAGTATTCTCTATATTGGATATTTCTTCTAAGTACGATAATGCTGAATCGTTCACAATAGTGGCACAAGAGTTTAACAATATGCTCATGTCACTTAATCAAATTGGCGTGAAGGTATATCTTGCTCACGAAAAATACTTTCCAGTTGGCCACCGTGGCGTGTATCATACTGTTGGTAATCATTTTTTCCTCAACAAATCATATATGAGCCGCCCATCCACATTGATGAGTGTTATGCGTCATGAGGGTTGGCACGCTGCTCAGGATTGTATGGCAGGTTCTATCAAGAACTCTATGATTGCCATCATCAAACCTGAGAAAGAAGTTCCAATGCTGTGGCGTGAAATGGCAGAGCGTACATATCCTAAATCTTCTGTTCCCTGGGAGGCAGAAGCAACCTGGGCAGGTAAGACTGAGGGAATGACCATGAAAGCACTCCAGAGTTGTGCTACTGGCACCATGTGGACGGATTATGAACCGACTCCCCTCACACGCAAGTGGTTGGTTGAGAATGGGTATATTAAAGTCATTAACGATGATGGTTTTCCTAAATAAAGTTGCCTTGCTGGTGACTCATGACCGAAGAAGTAAAGAAGGAAGAAACCAAAGAAAAGAAAAAAGGTTTCTTTGGTAAGATGAAAGATGCTGCTGAAGACCACGAAGGTCAATTGGAAGCAATCAGTACAATGGTCCGTCTTGGAATCCTTGTCTGGTCTGGTGGTATCCTCACTCTGGCATACATCAAACTTCCTGCTGCTTTAGGTATCCCTGAACAGAAACTGGATCCAACTTTTATCGCCAGCGTTTTTACTGGGGTTTTAGCTACTTTTGGGGTTCAGACTGCCAAGAAATCTAATGATGGCACGATGAAGATGCAACAGCAACAATCTGCCGCAGCTGGTGGTGCTGGTGGTGGAATTACTAAAGCAGACCTTGAGAGATTGATTGCTGCAGCAGCACAAACAGCACCTGCACAAACAATTCGTATTGAGCAAGCACCTATTCAAATTACAACTCAGACACCTCCAAAGTCTGACGATACATATAAGATGTGATCCAATTGAATCATTATGTTTTTTAAAAAAATTAGTTTGGTCACTGGCGGATTTGATCCTATCCACAGTGGCCACATTTCATATTTTAAGAGAGCAAAAGATTTCTCTGATTACTTAGTTGTTGGTATTAACACTGAGGAATGGTTGACAAATAAGAAAGGGCAATATTTTCAGTCATGGGTAGAGCGAGCAGAGATTATACGACATCTTGAGATGGTAGATGCCGTTATTTCTTGGGAAGATGATGATGTTGGTTCTGCATGTGGTGCCATTGCTAAATGTTTAGAGATTGCAGAGACCGTTGTGTTCTGTAATGGTGGTGATCGCGGATCTACTAATACTCCTGAACTTGATATGTATGGCGATAACCCTAGGGTTCAGTTTGAGTTTGGTGTTGGTGGTAATGATAAGATGAACAGTAGTTCTTGGATTCTTAAAGGTTACTTTGAAAGACAACGAAAATTACTTGGTATTTAAAAAGATAATCTTTAGGTCAGGAAGTCACAACAAAGTCTAAGTATAAAGACTTAGTGTTGAGATATATAGAGTAGTTGCAAACATTTAATGAAATTTCTTTTTGCACTGTTCGCATCACTCTTTCTTGCAGCTCCTGCATTTGCCATCGATGTCCAGATGGGATATGATGGTAATTTAGTATTCGAGCCTGCTGATATTTCAATTGCTGCTGGTGAATCAGTTCACTTTATCAACAACATGCTTCCTCCACATAATGTAGTTGTAGAGGATCATCCAGAACTCTCTCACGAGGGACTGGCAATGTTACCAGGCGAAGACTTTTCGATTGACTTCCCTGAAGCAGGAGATTATACTTACTGGTGTGCTCCCCATAAAGGTGCGGGCATGATTGGTACTATTCATGTAAACTAATGCATCACCTTGGACATATGATTGTTTGCTGTATTATTGGAGTTGGCGCAGGCGCTTTTGGTGTTTGGGCATTTAACAAAATTAAAGACTCTAGAAATCACAATCCATAAAAAATGAGCATTCTATTCGTATTTGCTTTCATACTGTTGCTTTGTAGTGGTATGCATCTAACATGGCCAGGTAGGTACAGAAGTTAGTATTTGCATTAAAACAAAATATCATATATACTATCAGTTTATAAAAATTAACATACAATGACTTATTCTATTACCCTGAAAACTTCCGAGGGAGACAAAACTATTGAGTGTCCAGATGATTCATACATCTTGGATGCTGCCGAAGAGCAGGGTGTGGATCTGCCTTACTCCTGCCGTGCTGGTGCTTGCTCTACATGTGCTGGTAAAATCATTTCTGGATCTGTAGATCAGTCGGATCAGTCTTTCCTGGATGATGACCAGATTGAAGCTGGATTTGTTCTCACATGTGTTGCATATCCAACATCGGATTGTGTGATTGAAACCGAACAGGAGGACTCTCTCTATTGATTCAATGAATTTTGAATTGACAATGGAAGATTTTACAATCATCCAGAATGCACTCCACTACTATAAACATGCAGAAAAGAGAGGAAACTTCTCTGACTTTGATGTGGATCGTATTAACAGACTAAGAGACAAGTTAGCTTATCAAATGATCCCTAGCATGAATAGTAAAGATGGAACTGTTCCTTCGCCCCCTAGAAGATGTCAATAATGTCACTTGGAGTATCGTCTGGTTAATGGCGATACTCCTTTTTTGTGTGGCATATTACATATATACTATTATGTCTTTAGCATTTAAGGAATTGCAAGAAAATGGCCAAGTCCGCGAACAAGGGCAAGAAGGGGACTGCGAACAACAAGAAGCAGAACCAGGGCAACGCGACTGCTAAGAAAGCAAAGAACGGGGGTAAGAAAAAATAATTTTCATATATAAATCAAGTGGCAAATGAACCATGAGCGACTTAACTAACAAAGATGCTGAGCAGGATTCTAAACTTGCTGTATTAGAAAGCAGAATTGAAAGTTTTCGTGAAAGACTTTATGGTCTTGAGTACAAAACTCAAAATATTGATGTTATTGAAAGTACTTTAGATAATGCACTTCGTCGCATTGAATTAGTTCATGAAAGAATTGATAGAACAGAAAATAAAA